CAGATCGCTGCTGCACAGATCAAGGATGGGAGAGAGATAGAGCTTCTCTCCAAACAAACTGAACTCTGTCACATCGGTGACCCACTTCTGGTTCGGCTTTTCGGCGTGGAAGTCCCGGTTTAACAGATTTGGCGCAATTTTGCCCACTTCTCCCTTATAAGAGCGGTACTTCTTCATCCTGACACGGCAAACTAAGCCCAACTCTTTCATAAGCCGCTGGACAGTCTTGTGGTTCAGGAGGAAATTGCGCTTGCGAAGTTCTGCCGTGATCCGGCGATAGCCGTACCGGCCCCTGTTTTCGTGGTAAATCGTTGTGATTTCTTCCTTAACAGATGCATATTTGTCTTCTTTCTGCATCTGCTTCAAATGATAGTAGAAAGTGGCACGGGGTAGTTGAGCGATTGAGAGCAGAATACTGAGTGCGTGTTTTTGCCTTAGCTTCTGAACTACCAGCGTTTTTTGTGCTGGCGTCGCTCGTCTTCCAAAACCAAGGCTTGCAAATTTTTTAGGTAGTCATTCTCCGCACGCAGTCGCTGCACTTCGGCCAACAGATCTTCTTCTACCTCTTTTGGCAGCTTCTTTGACCGACCAGTGCTGCTGCGGCCCCGTCGCTCAACCGACAAGCCTTCCGGCCCTTCTTCCAAATAAATGCGTTCCCAGCGCTCTATAATTTTATGGTCGTTAATTCCAAATTCCTGCATTGCTGCATAGATACTCAGATGTTCTTTTTTCATGGTTTCTACAACCATTTTCTTGAATTCCGGCGTATATCGTTTGTTCGGTTTTCCTCTTGACATAATAAATCACCCCATCTGTTAGATAGTATATCATACTGTCTAACAAATGGGGTGCTGTTCATACAAGCAATTCGGGACTTGATAGGATTTATAGAAGAACCTTAACTGTCAGGTCTTTCCAATTCCCCGGCCAAAGTACGTAACCACGCGAATTTCGATAGGCGCGAACCTGTTCGTAATTCAACTTAATGGTTATACTCGCTGGCAAATCAGCCGCGAGGCGCCTTGATGGCTGCCTGCTTATTGGGTCGTCATCATAGGTATGTACCCAAAAGCGCGTACTGTTTGCATCCTCAAGTATCCTATTGACGGCCCCATCCCCTTTCTTCGCTTTTGTTTTTCCCGGCATGATTTTTTCCGCCGAAATCGAATGGTAATTGTACGTTCCGCGCACATTGCATTGAACAGTGCATGACTCTTGAAATAGATTTAGTTCCCAGATGAATTTCTGTCCATCGATGGAGAAGATTCTCGGCACAAATCTGTCCAGAAATTCCCGGCTGATTTCATCGTTTGGGAACGACTCTTGCCAGCTGAGTGCTTCCTCTACCTTTTCACTATTGGCAGCTCCGTTTTTTTGTTCCTGCTGGTATTCTTCTAAACTATCCTGCCGGTGATCCTGCCAAACGTTTTTGTAGATTTCTCGCGCCATCAATTCGAGCTTCCATGCTTGCACATTGGGGGCGCTGCATTTGGGGACTACATTCCTCAGCGACCGCTGATAACAGATATATCGAACAATGCCTTTCTCTGCGCGGAACGCCCGCATTCTGGCTCCGCAGCCACAAAACAGGCGGCAAGCCCATTTGTCGGCGTGTTCGTTCTTTCCATACAAGTAAGCCTGCGTTATATTGCCGTCTTTGTACGACTGCCATGCATGTCTGCGGCGCTGACATTTATCCCATAGTTCCTCTGAAATGATTGGCTCAAAACTGCCTTTCACCAGAATGTAATCCTGTTCGCTGTTCTTGATGCTTTTATGGCTGAGGAAATCATCAATATGCGTTTTGTTGTATGTCAAATACCCTTTATAAATCGTATTCTTGGTGATTGAGAGAACCTGACGCGCGCTCCATTGTGGCATTCCGGATTTATTCGGTGCGCCTTCTTGCGTTAGTGTCTGGGCTATCTCGGTGCCATTTATGCCATCAGCATACCAAGCAAAAATTTTTCTGACAGTCTCTGCCTGACTTTCCTGCACCACAAGCGTATGAGCCTTTTTATCACGCTTATATCCAAACGGTGTCGGTCCCGCAACATAGGTGCCTTTTTTCTGTGACGTCTGAATGCCCGCCTTGGTGCGTTCACTCATTTTACGGCTTTCATCTTGCGCAAGGCTTGCCATAATGGTCAGGCGAACTTCTCCATCGCCACGCATCGTCCAGATGTCATCATTGACAAAGTACACTTCAACGCCGTACTGTTTCAGCTCACGGGTCGTAACCAAAGTATCCACCGTGTTTCGGGCAAAACGGGAAACCTCGCGGGTCACGATTAGGTCAAACTTCTTTTTCCGGGCATCTCGCAGCATCTTCATAAAAGAAGGTCGGGTTTTCATGCCAGTACCTGAGATTCCTTCATCGGCGTATTGCCCAACCACCGTCCAATTCGGATGATGTTCTGCAAGCTCCAGATACCAGTTCATTTGATTTTTCAGTGCTGATATTTGCGCCTCAAGTTCCGTGGACACGCGCCCATAGAACACAACTCTGCGCGGGCAGTTTTGCTGGTCTGCTTTATCATATTGCATCGGTTTTCCCTCCTTCCCCATCAGTATAATACTGCATTCAGTATTTTCAAAATGTACAAGTCAATGACTCAATCATGGTATAGAAAAGCCGTGGAAGAAGGTTCCTTCCACGGCATGATCTTTATACTACTTTTTCAATAAGGCACTGATGTTTCTTCGTTTTCTTGTCATAGTTGATAGCTACCAAGAGAAGATTTCCTGTATAACCACGCAGCGAATCCGGATATTTCTTTTCCTTAATCTGCTGCATCGCAGTCTCCGCCGTTTGGTTCCACTTCAACTCCACAACAAGCGCCGGATAGTCATTTCGGTACTCCGGTTTTGGAACGAAAACGAAGTCTGCGAAGCCCCTGCCTGTGGGCAGCTCTCGAACCGGCTTAAAGTAATATTGCATAGCGCTCAGGTATGCAATCGCCAAGACGCTGCTCAAGGAGTTTTCATTGTTGTACTGGATGGCAGAAACATAGTCATCATGGATTTTCTCAATCTGAGTGGCTACTGCATCGCCATCCATATCCAATGTCGCATCCAGCAACTTCTCAGACTCCTGCTGGAACAGCAACATCTCATTCCAATGCTTGCTTTCCACCGCAAGTGTCAATTCCTGCCGGATTTCCTCATTCGGAACGAACGCTGTTTTTCGGTTCTGGTCATATCCCAAGTAGCCAAGATGGATCATATATGTCAAAACATCATCTTTGCTTTGGATATTAACGGTATCGTTCTTGAAGGTAGCCGTGTTTACTTTAACTTCCCCACCGGAAAGCATTTCAATGATTGCCGTTTTCAGCCCATCATAGTTCATGTTGATAAGGGGAACGATTGCTTCATAGGAAGCCGTTTCCGACCAGTAGCTCTTAAACTCTCCCTTCAGCATAACGCTGACAACAGCTCTGGGATTATAAACTTGGTAATCCCGCAGCAAGTAACCATCGTACCACTTTTTTACCTTGTCAAAGTCTTTGTGGTACTCCTCGCAAAGATTCTTAACTTCTTCTTCTGTAAAGCCAATGAAAGGTGCCAACGTGCCGGCACTGACCATGGTAAACTCATCGAAGTTATTCAAGGCCGACTGCGTTTTTTCCTTTTTGATTGGCAGAATGCCGGTGAGGTATGCAAGCTGAATGTATTTTGTCGGCTCTGTACCTTTGAATAAGCCTCTCAGGAAATAGATATATTCTTCTTGAACAGCCTTATTGGTTGCTTCATCTCGGATCAGAATATCCCATTCATCAATAATCACAATAAATTTCTGACCGGTCGAGTTTCTGATGCGCGACAAAGCGTCCGCCAATGTCAACACTTCGTTAGGAAGAACTTCAGGGTAGTACTCTTTTAGTTCCTCCAAAACCGATTGCGTAATGTAGGATATAATACTTTTGATGTCTGCACAGCTGGACAAAAACCATTGTACATCTATATGGATCACATCATACTTGTTGAGATGCTTTTTGAAGTCGCTACTCTTGCCGATTGTAAGCCCATCGAACATCTTTTCTGAATCGCAGCCTTTGCTGTAATAGGCTGTCAGCATATTAGCCGTATAGGACTTACCAAACCTCCGGGGGCGGCTATTGCAGATATATGCTTCTGGTGTATCAAGAACGCTGTTGGTATATTCCAGCAGACCCGTTTTGTCCATATAAATTTTTGAATTCAGTGCAACTTGAAACGCACTATTATCCGGATTCACGAATCTTCCCATTTCGCCAAAGCCTCCTTCAGAAGTCATTTATTTCTAACCATTCAAATGACATTAGTATAGTCATATAGTACCATTTATCGATACAAATAGCAAGTTGGAAATTTCCCTACCCTATATATAATAGTACAAAAGCGCCGCAGCAGGGATTTCTTTCATAGCATGATCTATCATCGCAGACACCTCATCTGCTATGACGATGATTAAATTTTGCCACATGGAATCCTGCTTTCTGCATATAATCTTCAAAAATATATGCAGATAAAACTCGAAAGGCGCAATAAGCCACAAATTGCGATAATTTCCCTTCGATGAACCTGTCAGATGTCATCTGTTTGAACCATTCGGAATTCCCGAATAGTTGCCATCACGGTCTATTCCTCATCCGAATTATAATATTACCATTTACTGATTCAAATAGCAAATCTAGCGTCATTCCATAACGACACAATAATGCCGTGGAAGTATTTCCTCCACGGCACGATCTGTCGTTATAGCTGTGCGTTTCTCTCCCTCTGCAAATTCCAGACAGGCAACCCTTCCCGGCGCTTTGCCTCGCATCGCTTTGCAGCCATGCGATATGTTTTCTCGCATCTTGGCACGCTCGTGGAATCCAGTCATGGCGCTACTTCCCCAATGCGGTACAGCAGAGGACGCTATTCACTTTTTCGGAGGTTTGGAACCTCCTAATACATAAGAGAACAGCGAATCGGATTTTTTCCACAACTTTTTCAATTTTCTTTTTTTACCAGAAATATATCCACACGCATATCTCTCCACAAACCGGGGTGGATCTTAATCCCACGCGCTTTCTGATACTCATAGGCTGTCACAAAGTCAACCGCAAAACTCAAAAGTGGTATCTTTTCATCCAGCACGCTTACCTGATTTTCTTGACAGCTTTCCAGCCATTCCACCAACTTACGCTTTCTTTTGGTTCGGCCCATGTTCAAAAAGAAATCCTGTGGACGACATATTGTCGCGCAATCGGGTCCAGCACTTTCTTTATCCTGCTTGCCGATTTGCTCTTGCTCAATATCATAGGGAACGCCACTTTTATAGGTAACCATCGCTATCGGCTGCCTTTCCGATTGGATAGGCATGATCTGCTGCACATTCATCAACTGCAACATCCAAATGTAGCGGTTATTGCTTTTTACAATCCGGTTGGCATACCTGTCCAGAAAGCCCGGCTCTATTTTACCATCCTGAAAAGAGGCATCATCGCTGAGTGCAGCCTCGATGCTGTGCATATCTAACCTTGCTTTAGGACGCTGTTCCTGTATGGAACTTTGCAGTAAGCCTTCGGTATTTATAATCTCATTGTTGATTTCCGTACTTCTGCTTAAGAAATCATCCATAGTTATGCTTCGGCTTGCCCGCTGGCTGACAAGATCATCCAATTCCTCATTCAGCGCAGAGAGCTTGTTCTCCAGCTGGTTTCCATCATTCGGTGTGCCGGTAGTGTTCAGATTTGCATCCAATATCCGCAAAAGACCCAGTATATCCTCGGCATTTTCTTTCCAAACTGTACGGAACACTTCCCTTGCCATCAATTCCAGCTTCCATTCAGATGCGTATGGTGCCGGACAAGAAATGCCGTTCAGTGCTCTGGCGGCATCTTTCTTTTTGAACATTTTCGAGCGTGCACAGATAAGCCGCATATTTTTCCCACCGTTGGCCGTTTTATCGTAGCCTTCGATTTGGAATCGCATCCCACAATCGCAAAACAGAATTTTCGTCCATTTGTTCTGCGGAAAGGACACACCAAATTTATGGGCACGACCATCTTTTCCTTTGACAAATGCAGCTCGCTTACTGCGGATCTGATTGCAGGTTTCCCATAGCTCCTCTGAGACGATTGGCTCAAAGTTTCCCTTTACAAGAACAAAGTCCTCCTCGCTGTGATTGATGCGGTTATGGCTGAGGAAGTCATCAATATGGGATTTATTATAGGTCATATAGCCCTTGTAAGTGGGCTTGCGGAGTACCCGTGATACCTTGCTAGCCGTCCAGCTCAGGCCACCACCGCCATCCTTGCGGTTTTCTTCTATAAGCATTTTGGCAACAGACGTTTCTCCGTGCCCCTCGGCGTACAGATTAAAGATTCTGCGCACCGTTGCCGCCTGTTCCTCATTGATTACATAAGTTCCATCCACACGGTCATAACCGATAATATTACCGCTGCCATAGAGTACACCTTTCTCACGGCTCATCTTCTGTCCGGCTTTTACGCGCTCACTGGTCTTGCGGCTTTCATCTTGGGCAATGCTCGCCATAATGGTCAAGCGAACTTCTCCATCACCGTCCATTGTCCAGATGCCATCATTTACAAAATAGACTTCCACGCCGTATTGCTTCAGTTCTCGCGTAGCATTCAACGCATCCACCGTGTTACGCGCAAATCTCGACAATTCACGGGTGACAATCAAGTCAAAGCGGTGTTCCTTTGCGTGCTCTATCATCCGCATAAATGATGGACGTTTCTTCATTTGGGTACCGGTTATGCCTTCGTCTATGTACTGCGCTACAACGGTCCAGTTGGGATTGCGTAATGCAAGGTCTGTATACCATTCCATCTGATTTCCCAGCGCAGATAGCTGTTCCTCATGTTCTGTTGAAACGCGACCATAAAACACCACCCTGCGCGGTCGATTCTTGTAATTTCCAATATAGTCTGTCATTTCGAACGCCTCCTTGTTCTTTCATTGTACAAGGGGCAAATTCATAAGGGAAATGTACAAAAACACTGGTACACTTGCCATCCTTGTATGAGCGTTGCTGCTCTATACTATAAGAGTACGTTCTCTTGATTTTTTTCCACAATCACTATTTTTAGTTCATTGCACTTGACATACATCAAGTAGCCATGCCACGCGGATAGCATTTTTCAGAACATATCAACAAAAATGACCCTGCACGATTCTGTGCAGGATCAAAATATATATTCGTTTTATTTTCGTTCATAACTGGTTGATGGGCCGGCTCTGACTTTTTCAAATAACTATTTCGAAAAATCAGCCGGGCTATCAAACTGGAATTTGTTATTCTCCTATGGAGGCACCGCTATCGTCTTTAAGGCCACAAATCGCAACTATACCATTATTATTATAACTTACAACGAGAGTAGTGTCATTCCCACGTTTCCAACATGCAGTGCTGTTTTCACTGGTATCAGGCTTCCCCCATATCTCTCTAAGCTGGTTAATATGGTACCCTGGCAAAAGGCTATTAACATCGGCTTCGCTCATTTCTGCGCAACGCCAGCGGGGGTCACGGCATTATCAAGATGGGCAACAGCATGATACCATTCTCCAATCTGGAACCCAAGGATAGTGATGTCTATCAGCTCATCACAACGAAACCGGGAGAAAGGAAGAAGCAGGAATGATTTTGCATAAAGAAAAGGCGGGTCGAAGCCCGCCTTATAATTAGTGGCAGTCTAGTGTTGCCAGATATTGTTTTCCAGATCACGCAGACGCGCTTTGTAGTCGTTAATAAGCGCCTGCGTGTTTTCTGTATCCGGAAAGCTGACAATATAGCCGTCTTCGGATTCATGAAAGCCGACAAGGCCCACATAACAGCAACAGCCGTCACGGCTGTTTTGGAGATCAGCTGCGTCCCATTTCGTTTTTGCGGTCAGGTGCTGTTTATCTGCGGCGTTTCTTTTTGCGCATCACGAAAGCGCCAGCCAGCGCCACACCGCCGACAATCGGCAACGCAACCCACCATACAGGGAGCTTTGTTGCGAGGGCAGTTGGCGCGGGGGTCGGGCTGCTGTCCGGTTTTGCGGTAGCAGTGGGCGCGAGAGCTGGGCTGCTCTCCGGCTTTGCGGTAGCAGCAGGCGCAGGGGTCGGGCTGCTGTTTGGTTTTGCGGCGGCAGCAGGCGCAGGGGGCGTGCTGCTATCCGGTTTTGCGGCAGCAGCAGGCGCAGGGGGCGTGCTGCTGTTCGGTTTTGCGGTGGCAGCAGGCGCGGGCGTCGGGCTGCCGTTCGGTTTTGCGGTGGCAGCAGGCGCAGGGGTCGGGCTGCTCTCCGGTTTTGGGGTAGCCGTGGGCGCGGGGGTCGCAGGTGCTGCGTCCTTTTCAAAAATTGCCTTGATTTCCACATTTCCGTCCGGCATGGTGAACTTATCGTTCTCGATAGTCACACCGCCGCTGACGACCTGCCACTCCTTAAAATGATAGCCCGTATTCGGTGTGGCGCTCAGGGAAATGTTCGTACCTGCCGCAGCGGCGGCGAGGTCTGCAGAAGCAGTACCGTTGCCGTCCGTCGTTACGGTGACAGCATACGTTTCCGCTTGTCGCGCTACCAAGGCAAGCTGCCGTGCAGAGAGGTTCCCGGCGCTGTCCTGCGCACGGATATACAGGGCATCGCCGTCTTGCCGTTCTTCCAGAGTTCCTTGGATTGCAAAGCTGCCGTCCCCTGCGGCATAAACGCTTTCGTTATTTTCCCCATAAAGGACTTCGCTGCCGGCATCCGCCGTGCCGGTGATTTGATAACTGCCTGCCGCCCTGTCCGCGTAGAAGATCGGAGCGGAAAGGGTCAGCACAGGGGCGGTGGTGTCCCTGCTTACCAGCAGAAACACGCCGGTCACGTCCTTGCCCTTCACGCCGTTTACGCGGAGCATCAGCGTGCCGGTAAAATCGGGGATGGCAAAGGTGTTTGCCCCGTCCGATGTAAGGGGCGCATCGGTATCCATGCGTGTGACCGTAATGCTTTCGGCTTCCGCGCAGGTCACGGCAAGGGAATTGCTGCTGCCGCCCACATAGGCATGGTACACGCCGTTTTCGTCCGGCGTGCAGTCCTTACCGTTCACGGAAAGGGCAAGGTTCAGCGGCGTGTATTCCGGCAGGAAAACGCCGGAGGATTCGGTTTCTGCGCTGTAATACTTTGCGCCGTCCTCTGTCTGCGTGTAGGCGCTTACACCGACCTTGTAGGTTTCGTTCGCAGACAGATTTTTGGATTCCGCCGTTTCCTCGCCGCCCACGGTCAGAGCCATGTCGATGGAGGTAGTTTCCTTGTTAAGGTCGTAACCAAAGCCGGTATCGACCCAGCCACCGTTCTGTTGCTGATAAATCGTCACGCGGTAACCGTCAGCGTTATCTACCTGCTGCCATTCGGCGCGCATGACCTCGTTGCCGGCAGCCTCCAAATTAACGTGCGCAGGAGATTCCGGCTGTTTGGTGTTCGTATACGAGATTTTGCTGTTGAATTGGTTGCTGTCGATGGCAGCAAGCGCTTTTTCCATCACGCCGTCACCATCAAGATCTGTCTCCTTTTCTGTCATCAGGAAGGAGGTTGCATAGTATTCGCCCGTAGGTGCCAGTGTGCCGCTTTCAGGAATGTTGACAGCAATATTTTCGGGATCCGCCACTATCTGCTCCTCGACCAGATAGTCCGCGCCGCCCTCGGCATTGGCAAGATACGTGCGCAGCACATACTCTGTACCCGTTTCGGCGTATTTGATTTCGCCCGACAGCTGATAATCATTCAAATTCAAGACAAGACTTTCGAACGGGGTGATGGCAACGCCGCAGGATTTGTCCGTCACAAGCGTAAGCGAGTTTGTGTTGACCTCGTAGGTGCCGCCCTCCGACAGCCGCAGCATCGCCATACGATATTCCTGTTCGTCATTCTTGTTCTTGAGGATGTCGGTGTCGGCGTTGATGGCAGAGTTTGGATCCCTTTGGCCGCCATCGTCCACCCAGTTGATTGCAATATCTTGGTTATTCTTTTTAATTGTTAAAGCATCCTTGATCTGCTGCTCGGTTACGGTGTTCTCAAATGCCAACAGGATATACGGTGTCTCGCCCGGGTTAGCGTTCACCTCAATGATTTGCGTGTTTGTACCACCGTTTTCCGCAGCATATGGATCTGCCGCAAGCAGCATGGGAACTGCCTCGCCGCTGTCTTCTGCAGCCACGGCCTGCACCAGCGGATCAACGCCCTTTGTTGACCAGTCCCATTCGGGCAGCTTGCCGAGCCACTTGGTTTCAATGTCCCAGCCGCCGCCTTTGCGGAAATCGGTTTGCACAATTTGCGGCACAAGCACCCACACGCGCGCGTCGAAGACTCCTGCATTCACACCTGTCATCGCGCCGAGGTAGACATCGACATTCTTAAACGCCTGCTTCATGCCCTCGCTGATGTTTGTGTTTGTGACGGGGAAGGTCGTCTGCCCGCCCACGATCAGATTGATGTCTGTGCTGGGAAGGCTAAGACCGCTGAGGAACGGGATGCCAAGGCTGCTCGGAATCTGCAGTCTGCCCTTGACAATACCGTTGGCGCCGATGCCGAGATACACGGTGTCCTTGTTTTGGTTTGCACCGCCGAACGCGCCCAGCTTGATTGCGGTGTTTATGTAAAAGATGTCCAGCGTCTTGCTTGGCAGATTGATGGCAAGTTCCTCCGAACCGCCGAAGTAGGTGCCCTTGTAGGTAACTCCTTTATAAGTACGTTCCTGCCCGTTGAGTTGGAGAGAATAGCCGAAGCTGTCGATGAACTGCGCATTCTTCCCCAGCCCGACGATGCCGACATCCGTTGCCTTGAGGGAAATTTCACTGGGGCCCAGAACGACGTTGCCTGTACCCTCAATCAGATGCATATAGGTACCCGCCAGCGCACCCCGCAGCTTGATGGGCGGGATGGCGAAGTAGTCGCCGTTCACGGTTTTTGCCAGATCCTTAAAACCCGCGCCGCCGCCGTTAAGCTGCCCGACGGGAACAGGCGGCACAAGGGGGATGCCAGGGCTGGACTTGACAAAGAACCACAGCTCGTCGGGAATGAGTGAGCCGTCCTTTTTGCTGCGTTCCAGCGCCAAAGATGCTTCCGTTTCAAACAGGTCGAAGGCGTTTAGCTCCAGCTCAAAGGCATAGCGCTCCTCACCCTTGAAGGTGTTTACCTCGCCGCTGATGCTGGCAAGCTCCAGCGCCATCAGCTTTGCGGTGTCAAAGCTGCCTGTTGCCTTTACGCCGTTGACCTTGAACTCATTTTTGGTATTCAAGCCGTAGCCCAGCTTTTCCATCGAGAACTCGGCACCGTTGAAGATGGTTCGGAAACCGATGTCGCCGCTGAACACAAGGTTTCCTGCCGCGTCGGCTTTCGCGTTTTTCAGTTTCACCGCGGCATAAGGAATGTCCACAAAGACGATGGCATCGTTCTTTTCGGGATCGATTTGGAACGCAAAGCCGTCCTTTGTAAGCGAGATTTGCAAGTCTTTTTCTGCGCCGTTTTTCGGCTGGTAGAACTTAAAGCTCGGTGCGTTCAGGCTTACGCCGCTGTGTTCGATCGTGCCGTCCTTTTTTATGACCAGCTTTCCGCTGCTCTTATTCCATGTCGCCGTAACGGAGGGCGATAGCATCGCCGCGCCGCCGGTAAAGGTGAATTCCGTTCCATTCTTGCTCTCATAATCGCCGCTGATAAGCGCAACAGGATCTCCGTACTGCTTTTTCAGCTTTTCCAGCGCGGCATTGTCCGCCACATACTCCACTGTCACGCCGCCGTTTACGGCGAACGCGGCAAGACGCTTGGCAGAAATGGCAGCATCCACCGCATCCGGCCGGGAGGGGACATTCTCCGTGCCCGCCTTGATCAGATCATGGAAGCCCCAAAGGAAGTGGGAGTAATATTCCGAACCGCCGTCTTCTCCCTGTGTGGCGTAGGCAGCGCTGTCACACTGCACCCAAGTATTCAGCGGCTTATCGCCCGGTGTTACGCTGACGGTCTGCGCCAAGGCGACACGAATCGGCTTGCCGCTGACGGAGGTGATATCTTTTTCATAGTAATCCGACAGCCCCACAAAGGGATTTGCCCAAGGGTAGCCATCCGTATAGACTTCGGTGATGTAAATGCCGTCCTTATCGCCCCAGCTGGAATACCCCTTGGGAACGGTTTTTGTGCGCAGATCCTCCACGGGCGCGGTGAATACCGAGCTTTCGGTGGTGATTTGCGGGTTCTCCCCCTCCGGCACGGTGGTGCGGCTCATTTTAATGGCAGGGCCGCCCGGCTTTTCCAGCGTGGAAGTATGTCCCGTGGCGGTAAAGCAATTGAACGAATACCCCCATTGAAAACCGTAGTCACGATTCCAATCTTGTGGCATACTGTCTTTGTCGATGTAAATCGTACCGACCGACGCCAGCACACCCCATGTGTCAGATGATGCGCCGTTCTCCTTGAGCTGGACAAGCTCATAGTAGACCGTTGCCTTTGCCTTGATTAGGCTGAGGGCGGTCAGCAG